GGAACCAGTCACGCTAACATGGGCCAAGTCAATGCCAGTCAGCTTGGACTTGATGTCATCTGCTGTGACACCAGCAACCTTTCCTGTAAAGATGAAACGAACATATGCCATTTACTATACGCTTAGAATTCTTCGTCCAGCCGTAGCTCACCCGACGACTGAACGCGAGAATAGTCTGAGACCTTCTTCTCAAAGAAGTTGGTCTTGCCCTCCAAACTGATGAGGTCCATGAAGTCAAACGGATTGTGAGCACCAAAGATCTTCGGCGTGCCCAACTGGACCGCAAGACGATCCGCCACAAACTCAATGTACTGCGACATCATCTTCGCATTCATGCCAATCAGCGAGCACGGCAGAGCATCGCAAATGAAGTCCTTCTCCAACTCCACCGCCTCCTTGATGATCTCGTGAACTGTGTCCTCAAAGATCTTGGTTTTCAGCGTGTGGAACAAGGACACGGCAAACTGCGTATGAAGTCCCTCATCGCGGGAGATCAGCTCGTTGCTGAACGTCAGACCCGGAAGGAGGCCGCGCTTCTTCAACCAGAAGATGGAACAGAAGGCACCTGAGAAGAAGATTCCCTCAACACATGCAAAGCCCACCAGGCGAGTCGCAAAGGACTTGTCGGATCCCATCCACTTTAGCGCCCACTCAGCCTTCTTTTCAATGCATGGGATAGTGTTGATCGCGTTGAACAATTTGGCCTTCTCCTCCTCGTCCTTGATGTAGGTATCAATCAACAGGGAGTATGTCTCAGAGTGAATGCCCTCCATGGCGTTCTGGAAGGAATAGAACAGCTTCACCACCTGGGAATCCACTTCACCCTGGAAGCGAGTGACAAGGTTCTCCATCACGATACCATCCGATCCTGCGAAGAATGCCAGAATGCGACCGATAAAATGCTGCTCATTTTCGGTCAGCTTTGCCCAGTCTGCGTGGTCCTTTGAAAAGTCAATCTCCTCGGGCGTCCAAAACACGGCGACGCTTTGCTTGTACATCTTGTAGAGGTGTTGCTCGGACGGCTTGATAGGGAACAGAGTGAACGACATCTATATACTATACGGCGATTATCGCCTAAACGAGAAACTCTGGATACTACATAATGAGTAGCACATCCAACGTCCAGTCGGTTTTGACCTCGGTCTTACGACCCGTCTACAACTACGACGCGACCAACTACTTCACAACGAAGCTGAACATCTCCAACGTGAACACTGTATTTGCTGACATTGCAAACGTGACGCGCCTGGATGTGGGCGACGCCAATAGCAACGTGTATGTCGGCACTGGTTCTGGAAATGCCATCGCCTCCTTACGCAACTGTTACCAGAACACTGCAGTGGGGTACAACGCCGGGTCGTTGATGTCAAACGTCTCCACCGTTGTCGCTCTCGGGTACAATGCTGGGTACGCAGCCACTAGCACGTCCAACAGCATCTTCATCGGTCGTTCGGCAGGTGTTTCGTCTGTCGGTTGCTCAAACAACATTGCAATTGATCCGTCTGGCGGTGTGTTAGCCTCAAGCTCTACCAACAACACGATTGCCATCGGCGCCCGTGTAGGAACGCAGAGCAGTCATGGTATCTTCCTCGGAACCAATGCAGGATATGCGACAACGGGTAGTTACAACATTGTACTCGGCCACTACTCTGGAACCAGCAGCACCCCCACAACAGGTAGCAACAACATGTTGATTGGGCATGGTCTGAAGATGGCGCCGACACTCAGCAACACGATGTACATTGGTAACCAGTCAAATGTCTTGATTGCCGGGAACTACGCCTCAAATGGAGTTGCAATTGGGAAGAGTGACGCAGGTATGTACTATATCGGTACGACAACACCGATTCCTGGATTGGCACTTGACGTTGCAGGCTATGCTCGCTTCTCAAATGGCCTAGCGATTGGACGAGATCCGCTACAGTACACGTTGGACGTCAATGGATCTATGCGAATCGCGGACGGCTACGGGTCCCTAGTAATGTACCAAGATGCGAGCTTGAACCCTCGTCTGTACGAGAGTGGAACCGTTCAAGCGACAAGCGGTGTCTTCTCAGTTCAGGGCACGAGTGCGTCGACGGGAAGTGTCGTGACAATCGGAACCTTGCGCTATGGCAAAAATGATATTCTGATCAACAGCAGTAGCGACCCAACCAAGTGGGAAGCCTGTAGTTATATGTGGTTAGGGTCTGGTGCTCCTGTCATATTGACTCTTTCGAATAACGCAGGAACCACACCAGTCGTTACGTTCAGTAGCTCAAACATCCAAGCCCCTTCGACGACGCAGCCGTGGCTGTACACCATCACATACTTCCCTCTTCCACCTGTAGGCACGTATGCACCTGGCAAGAGTTCAGGGCCCGCTTAGGCGTAGTTTCTCTACCATCTTGCGGATAGAGACCGATGACACGCCAGATACAGCAGATACGTCTGTCAGGCGGCCGTTCAGTACATGGCACACTACACCCGATACGATTGTCTTTGGCGTGTGCTCCATCTCAGGCAAGGCAATCAAGACCGCGAGGATCCTCTCACGTTCGCCTTCGGTCACCCCCATTTCAGCACAGATTCGTTCGGCGATACCTAGCTGCGTGTTAAGGACGCTTGACACTTCAGCACCAAAGCGACTCAGCCCCTTGCAGAGAGCACGGATAGAGACTCGGAAGATATCGGCTACTTCCTCATGGGTACGTGTGGCATTATGCTGACGACATGCGACGAACACTGCACCTGCCATTAAGGCCCTGCGTGTCTCGCCTCGCGACTTGCGCGCATCCTCTACCTGTTTGAACAGTGCGCAGGCATCATGGATGATGGCCTTAGGTAGACCAATCCGCCCACAGGACGCTTGAATCGCATCAAAGATACCCATCCACGACCGCTCACCGTGACTTGAGAACGACCATGAGGAGAGTTTGCCGATTGCTTTGGACTCTTCTGATTGTCCGGGAATCCGCTTGCGCATCATCATGGACCCAAACGACGAGTCCGGTAGTAGCTCGTTGGTGACACCGCCTGTTCGTGAGGGGTCGCCCTCGGTTTCTGCATACATTCTCCATTCAGCCGATTCGTCAATATGACTTCCCAAGATTGTGCCGCAACATGTGCAGACTTTTTGGCCCTCGTCCAGTTCTATCTCTGGATGGTCGCACTCCATTACTCCCACTTGACCCTGCACATACCTTCTCCGTTTTCAAGACGCTTAGTGAATGAGTACCATGCTGAATAGGCTGTGGACATATGCATAAGTCCATGGAAGAACATTTGCGTAGTCCAGTCAGGGTCCCAGGACAAGATAGAGAGCTGCTGTCCAACAAAGTAGGAGTAGAAGGAGTATCCACCCATGAGTACCCAGACCCCAGCAGCAGATGGACCTGCGCGATAGACATTGAACATCAACCAACCAATGTAGTTGAGGATAGCGACGATATCTGCTTCAAACATCCATTGCTGGCGAAACCAATGAAAGCTCATCGTTGTCGCACAGATGAAGAGACAGGAGGACATGGAATAGTAGAAACCAGACTCGTATGCGAGCCACGCAGGTAGAAGGTAGGACATCCCAGTCATAACTAGGTAAGGTTCAGGTATCATATGGTCTTGGCGCCACGGCATTACTAGTTATGATACATGCTCCCTAAAGCCACTGGGTCGTAGACTTGTGGCCTATATGTGGTCAGGAGTGTTGGGCGGTGGCCACCTGGCTTCTGCTGCTTCACCCACGAGACGAGGAGGTAGTTTTCGTGGACGGGCCAGACTTGGAATCCAGATTCGGTCAGTGTCTTCAGGAGGTACTCGCGGGCCTCGGACATTTGGAACAGTGGGTACCCAAAGACAAACCCGGGTATCTCAAAGACGACATACGGGGAATTTGCGGCATGAATGGACTGCCGGCGGATTTGGGAGTATAGGGAGGCAAGGACGGGACGCATGGCCGCCATCCGTTGTTCGCGCCGATTCTCTTGCTCGTTCCATACATCACGAGCTTTCAGCATTCTTGTTATGTCTTTGTAAGATATGTTGAAGTCTATAGCGCTTGGAGGAGGTGGTGTCAGAGGATGCCTTCTCGTCGGAGCACTCAAGGCTCTGGAAGACCGACAACCTCTTGAATTCCCTGACGGTATCTATGGCTGTTCCATCGGCTCAATCCTTGCAACCATGATTGCATTTCGCATCCCACTGAAAAAAATTGAAGAGTTGGTGGAGGAAGAGTTTATCCTTTCCAAATTTGTCCCGAACTTTGGCATTTCATCTGTTACATCCTTCACATCTAAGAAGGGTCTGTTCTCAATGGACCTCTTTGAAGACACGCTTATTCGTGTATTCAAGTCAGCTGGCATTGACCTCAAGGATAAAGTGATTGCAGATGCACCGCAAAAGTTGTATATTATGGCGTCCAATCTGACAACTCGTCGTGCTACACTCTTGACTGGACAGATTCCGCTTCTCGCAGCCATCAAGGCATCGTCCTGTATCCCTGCAGTGTTCTACCCACAGATCATCTTGAACAATGTATATTTGGATGGAGGTGTCTACTGTGACTGCATGGTGGATGCGGTACCACCCACAACAATTGTGTTACACATTGCATACAGTCACCAGCCCATATTTCCCGCTGACTTAGAGTCCATGACTCTGGCTACGATTTCGCGGTATGTCTATGCAGGTGCCCGCGTTGGATGTGTGCCACGACCGAAGAATGTGTTGAACCTTAACGAAACCTCCTTCATGCCTCTCTCTGATCTGACCTTGGCTGACAAGAAGGCCATGATTGATTCAGGGTTTGTTCAGGCCTCACGCTTTCTGTCCAAGCGTTTCCTTCAGGAATGCTTCCAGGTTAGCTGAGGTCACCTGCTTACCAAAGTCATGGATACCCTCGGCCGTCTCCAGCTTGACTGTGGGATAGCCCTCAATCCCGTACTGTGAGCATATGGCCTGATTCTTGTCACAATCAATCTTGACGAACTTGACCTTGGTCGTTCCGTAGGTGGCATCGGACATCTGTGCCCACTCGGGTTGTGCCTTCTTGGAGAACCCACACCACTCCGTGTAGAACATGTAGAGAGTGGCTTCGCCCTCAAGAGTCTCCTTGACAGGTGGAAGAATCCACGGCTTCCAATAGCGGTACACGATCAGTGCTGCGAGGAGGAGGGCGAGGAAAGTGACCCACTGCATTGTTGAAAGAGGTGAGAAATTATGCGCTGTTTCTCAAACCAACGACGGTAGGCTTCTTCCGCAGTGATACCCTCCTTGATCTGAAGCCACCCGACATCGGTGGACATGCGCTCTGGCTCATAGGGACGAGGAGTCAGAGTGACCCAACGTCCTTGGTAGCGTAAAACGAATTTGTCTGGTTCCATTGCTTTTTGTAGTCACCACAGGGTAAATGGAACAGGTAGGTAAGGTGATGGTGGCGATGGGGTTGAATTACGCAGTACATTACGCATCTATGATGGCATACACTCGTGTATGTATGCCGCATAGTTGGGACGATATCTTACAATCATTCTTTGTTACAGCAAGTCCTGCTTGCACGACACTTCTTACCGTAGGACAACATACTCAAACGGCTTATGCTGGAATTGTAGCGACGACTCTTGCGAATCTGCTTATTGGAGGGTTGAAGTCAGTGTCTTAAACACGGAGGCCGCCGCTCGGGAAGCCGACCAGTCCGGCGCCGATACCGAAGCCAGCACCTGTGCGGGCCGACGCGCCGACGCTCGGGGCGTAGATGTCCAGGATGGCAAAGGTCGCAGTCGCAACCAGAGCAATCATGCCAACCTCGGACGCCTTGAGCGTCTTGCCAGGGAGGACATAGGCCGCGACCGCGACAGCCAAGCCCTCGAGTGCGTACTTTATCAGACGCGTGATCAGGTCGGCGACATCAACACCAGGGGCAGGGGTAGGCTTCGGCTTAGAGTCCATTTTATTCTAAGAGTACGAAGAAATTCTTAGACGACGTCCTTGTGGGACTTCCCACATACAACCAAATAAACCAGCGATCTAGACACTCCTAATTTCTTAGCTAGCGCATACTTGGATAACTTTTCCGGGTTCTCGCGAATGTAACGAACATTGTCATCGGTTAATTTGAGAGAAGGCTGCGACGCTCGATTCTTTGCCTTAGACTCTACAGTCATCACGCGACCGACACATCGTTTATGACCCTGCATTGAGGCGGATAACTTGGCTTTCGTTTCTGTGCCCAGTGATTTTCCCAGACGGGCTTGACTCATTTTCCTCTTCGTCTCCTCCTTCGTATTGTAATCATACGGTCTCCCTCGCCCGCATAGCGTCTGATTATAGCCGCCCTCCCACACGTAGGACTCATACTGCTCTGCATAGTAGCACTCCATGTTATCAAGTGATTCTTCTGGTAGCTCACATAGGGTCTCAATCTCGAACGCACTCTCCCCGTACTTGTTAATAGCGTTGCCTAGTAAAGTTCTACTTTCTGGGCGCCTTGATTTATATACGTGCTGTTTCCACCGTAGAAGTGGATCATGTAAGGATCTGCCGATATATGATTTTCCATTCTCCTTACAGCGAATTCTATAGATGAACCCCATTATATATTACATAGCATCTTCATTTAAACTAGAGGGTATCTACATTCAGCCCGTTCCATAAAACAAACGGATTCCAACAACGGCCGCCGCGGCGACCCACACGAGCCACCATGGAACAAGGTTGGACACATACACGAGCACGACATAGAACACGACGGCATGAATGAGCGCTGAATACAGCGGGTTCATGCCAGGTAGCCCAGGGACGACGACTCCAGGGACAAGCAGAAAGAACAGCAGAGCGCAGGTAATCAGATCGTACATTTATGCTCTGCGTAGAAAGGACTTTCAAAGGAAGTTTACTATCATAATAAATGCCTGTTGTTCCCGAGACGCTCCCGAAGAGGGAGGACGATGGCTCCGTGATTGATTACCTGGACGAGGACCCCGAGATCCCGAACCAGCGCTACTGCATCATCTCCTTCATCAGTCCGGAGAAGACCATTACGCAGAAGGACCAGTTCTTCTTCAAGGCGTTCCTGCAGTGGATGGACTATCAGTGGAAGGTGGTGGGCCTCGAGCACCTCATGGTGTTCCTGTCCAAGAAGTATAACCTGAAGATTGACGACCTCCTCAAGGACGTTGAGGAGTTTGTCAAGGTCCGCAACGCCGAGGTGAAGGCGACGGACATCTACGAGCAGTTCCAGGTGTTCCTCCTCAAGAACGAGAAGGAACTGCAGGAGCGCTTCGACACGGAGGTGGACTTCAAGACGAACATCCGCGGCGTCAAGGTCCGCCGCTGCTTCCCGTCCATCGAGGAGACGCAGATGTTTGCCAAGGTGCTCCAGCGCAAGTACCCGAAGGACAACCTCTACATCGGCAAGGTTGGTGCGTGGCTGCCATGGGACCCGTCGGAGCACCTGATGCCCGAGGTGGAGTACGCCGAGAAGGAGCTGAACGAGCTGATGCGCAAGTACAAGGAGAACGAGGTGAACAAGGAGATGTTCTTTGCCGACCAGCGCGAGGAGTCCATCAAGAAGCAGAAGGAGGAGAACGAGCGTCGTCGTAAGGCGAATGCTGAGGAGGCGCGTTCAAATGCCGCGGCCTCTGCGACGGCCCAGATTGAGGACCTTTCCCGCCCTGTTCACCCGACAGAGGGAGTCATCCGCGAGTAATTTGTTGGTTGGATACAATGAGTGAAGACCCCACTATCCAGTTTTCCAGCGACGGGGGGCCGCCCGATTATGCCGCAATTGCGGCGGCTATCTCATGTACAACTGGCGGGCGCAAGAAGCGTGGCGGTGTTAAGACGGCAGCTGAGAGGTTTGCCGAGAGGGAACGTGAGGCAGAGGCAGCAGCTGAGGCGGCGAAGAGACAGAAGATGGAGTCCAAAGTGGGTGTATTTGATGCACCCAAGCCTTCTGTGCCATCGCCGATGAGCCCTGTAGCCGTTGACCCAAACACACAGAAGATTGCGGAGGGTCTCAAGATGATTGACGATGGCATCAGGAAGAAGGCGGCTGGAGTGGTTGAGAAGAACCTTTGGACAATCATGGGAATCGGCGCCGCTACAGGAGCCGTCGCGTGCGTTGCGCCCCAGCTGGCCCTTCTTCCGCCGATTGCGGCTATGATGGCGTTGTATAGCCCTTCTCTGGCAGCCCAGATTCGGACACCTGGGGGTGTTTCGCTGTCACAGCTGGAGAACCTTGTGAGGTCAGCGAAGACGAAGGCGACCATGGAAGTTGAGAAGCAGATTGCGACTGCAAAGAGGGACCAAAAGAATCAGTCCACGAAACTTACAGGTGCATTGGACCGACTCAGCGCGCTCACGGCGAAGAAGGACAAGATTGTCACACTGTTTGACAAGCTCTCAAGCATTGCCAATCGTGCCTCTACACCTAAGAAGCCGGCTGAGACAGTTGCGCTTATTGAGGAAACCAAGGCGGCTGTTGAGTCGGCACCTGAGCCCGAGCCCGCGGCACCTGCCCCGGCCGCCCCTGTCCCCATGGACACAACCGCTGGTTCTAGGCGTCGCCGCGCTTCTGGACCCAAACGGACACGGCGTTCTTCTTCTGGACGGCGGCGGCGTTATACTCGTCGGCGCTAAGAATCGCCGAGTGAAACGGGCGATTGTCAGCCCATAACGAAGGCTCGCACAAACGGAATGGCGGATGCTCGGACGCCTTGTACCAGAACACCTGATCCTCTAGCTTGTTGGAGCTGACGTTGTTACAAATGACCAGACACTCGAAGTTCTCAGTGCACTGGTCCATAAACGTACAAAACATCTCAAAGGTAGGAAACATACCTGCGTAATTCTCGTAAATCCTACGACGATTACCTAGGATATTCTCACGAAGAATGAATACAAAGTCCACATTGGTACGCAGGTTCGGCGTAATGCCCAATGGATACTGCATCGTGATGATGGTCATCATATCAATGTGACGACCGTTCATGAAGACGTAGCGAGTGGACTCCTCCTTAATCCAGGTAGAATCATACAAGCAGTCATCCAGAATCAGGAACGCACGAGGATCAATGGAGGACTGACCACCCCTCGCATTCTTGTCCTTGTTCCTAGCCTGCTTCACATTCATCTGGCGCTTGATGACATTCATCACAATCTGTGGACTGTACTTGTCATGGATGAACTTGGATGGAACCATATGCTGGAAGAACTCGTTGGCTACCTCTGTACCTGAAATCACCGTGCCTACAGGAAGACTCTGTTGGCAGTTGAACAGGATATCGCGAACCAAGAAGGACTTGCCTGTATCCTTCTTTCCGATAATCACCATCATCGGACTCTTGCGAGAATCAATCTCGCAGCGGTCCTTGAGCATGTTGATGTCAAACTTTCTCAATTGAAAGTTCATTACTTGGGTGGTAGAAAAGAAGCCCTGCGTTGAAAACGATGGTTTGTTTGCCGACCTCAAACACAATGGGCAAAGATTTGAGGACGCATGCAGTGGAGTTGAAGCTCCATCGGGTCCCCAAGATTGACGGGACGCCTTGGAATCTTCGGCATGTTCAGCCCTTTTTCCCCACTCTGGAAACCCTGTTCAAGACGGAGCAGTTGTCTAACCTGTCCGAGTATGGCATCAAGCTCCCAGAGGAGATTGAGACTGTGCATGAGGCGACAGTGAAGACGACAAAGGGACGCACCATCCCTGTCCACCGCAAGACGACCATGCTTCTCAGTCCATTCAAGACCATGAAGGGCGAGTACCTTGAGCCTAGTATGCCTCGTCCTTCAGAGGTTGCACAGGAGATGGAGAACAAGATCCAGAGCCCGCACACGGCTGCTTATGTTGGTGCGCTGACGTCCATTGTCTTGTCGCAGTCAGGTTGTGACCATTTCCCCCGCGTGTTTGGTGTCTATGCAGCCGTTTCGTCGTCTCACGAGATTGACATCTCAGACGACTATGAGGACCTGGTGGAACGCAAGTGGTTCACGGACCAGATGGGCAAGACCTTCACTCTGCGTCTGCGTGCGATTCAGGGTGAGTCCGAGTTCTCCCACACGCGTGGGCATCGTCAAGCCATCGCATTAGGCGATGATGTGAACCTAGAGGTAGAGGATGTGGATGTTCCGCATGTAGACACGCCGAAGGAGGGTTCAGTTGTTGATGAGTATGAAGAGACTTCCTCAGTTGAGACAGGGACTTCAGAGGCGTCCGAGGAGGATGTGTTTGACATCCAGTCGTGTGATTGCCCTGACTCGGACAGTGAGGGCGAGTGTGAGGAGGGTGAGGCATTTGCATGGGCTACCTTCAAGGATGTGCCTGTAGTCACCACCGCAATGGAGGTCTGTACCGGAACCTTCTACGACCTCATCAAGGAGCACCATGAGCCTGAGAAGCACACTGCATGGATGTTCCAGGTTGTGGCCGCTCTTGCGTATGCCCAGCGCTACTATGGGTTTGTTCACAATGACCTCCATGGCAACAATGTGATGTATATCCCCACGACTACCGAGTTCCTCTACTACAGCCATGGAACCACGACCTACAAGGTGCCGACCTACGGCTACCTCATGAAGGTTATTGACTTTGACCGCGCAGGAGTCTCCGTTCGCCTGCCTGGAATGAAGGAGCCGCGTTCGTTCCTTAGCAGCCAGTTCCAGGAGGATGAGGAAGCCGGAGGGCAGTACAACTGCGAGCCGTACTACAACCAGAAGCACCCGCGTATTGGTCTGGCGTCATCGTTTGACCTTGCACGCTTTGCGACTGCAGTGTTCTGGGACATCTTCCCAGAGGGTCCTGACCATGCATATGACCACCCACTTTTCGAGATGTTCCTTGCGTGGACCACTCTACCCGATGGGTCTTCGGTCATGTTCCGCAAGAAGCGCGACAACCACGACCGGTACCATGGGTTTGACCTGTACAAGGCGATTGCGCGCTACCTGAAGGACAGCGCAGTGCCGCGGAAGGAACTGGGCAAGTTCAAGATGTTTCAGGGCAAGATCCCCTCAGGCGAACCATTTTTGGTGATAGAGGCGTGATACTTAATAGCGATAGGTAAAATCCGAGTCAATAAGCTTTTCGATAAGCGGGTCATCCTTTTTGATCGAGAAGCAGTTCGACCAGAACTTCACATCTTCATACGTCTGACTCCAGGACTCATCGTTTACCTTAATAAGCTTCCTTGTCCCAATTCGGTATGTATCAAATCCTCGTACAGAGAGGAAATCGACAATATCCTTCATTGGGTTTGGAATACCTGGTCCACGATGGTCATCTAAACAGTCGCTGCATTCGAATATAATATACTTTGTCGAGTGGAGATATTTCTCGAATCCCTTGAGTACGTTTGTATCATTCCCCTCAGTATCAATTTTTATGAACTTAATCACGATGTTCTTGTCTACGAACTCAGCGTCTAGAACATCATCTAGACGTTTCACATCAACATCACATAGTTTCATCCCACCACTGCGCAGGCCAGCAATGGCATTGCCACTGTTATTTGTTTGCTGTCCCAGATAGTTGTAAAACGAGGCCTTCCCTGTTGTATTCGACACACAGTGTTCGAACAGGGTAATCGATGGGTCTTTCTCAACAACAGTCTTCAATGTTGAAATATTCGCTGGGTTTGGCTCAAAACACAAGAATCTGGCATTCGGTTCGGTACATACATCCTTCAGGTGTTTGATATACTCCCCAGTACAAGAACCAACATCGATTCCAATAATATGGGAATTGTCGTCAATTGGTCCCGCAAACTTCTTCAGACCAACGAGAAGCTTCTCATGGCCAGCTTCACCCGTAAACTCGTGGCGGTTTGTGAGATAGTAAGACTGCATTTGTCTTATTATGGCTACATAATTTAAGTCCGTCATGGATTTTTGGTGATAGAGACATAAATGGCTGTCAAGACAGAGGGACTCAAGGTGAAGTATTCATTCCTCTCCACACTACTGTTCCTGATTGTGGCGTCACCGTGGACATACCAGGTGACATACAAGGTGTTCGGGAAATCCGTATCGAGTCCGGGCGGTTGCCCGACTTCGGTAGGACTGTTTCTTCATGCACTCGTGTTTTTCTTAGGTCTGTATCTACTCATGTCATTCCCTGCAGACAGGGAGGGACTGACCAATAGTCGCAAGGCATCACCTGATGACATTGACCCTCCGTTTCCTCAGGCTTCATCTGCCGATCCGAAGAACTAATTTAGACATTTCCAGGTGGGAAATCAAAATGACTATCCATGTATACGCACTCTGTTACAATGAAGAAGTATTGATTCCTCATATGGTCTCACACTACCGCAAATGGCTGCCGTCGTGTGCGATTACTGTAATTGACAACTATTCAACTGACAAATCGGTTGAGGTTGCGCATCAGTTGGGATGTGAAGTATTACGATTTGGCAGTGAAGGAATCATGGATGACAGAGTCCATGCGGGAATCAAAAACAGTATCTGGAAACAACTCACAGATGGTTGGGTTATTGTAATAGACATGGATGAGTTCCTATGCGTAACAGAGGACGACCTCCACTATGAGTTTGATCAAGGGACAGCCATATTACAGACCAAGATGATTGATATGATAGGCGATAGTCAGACTGCAGACCTAACCGACATTGACATACATGCCATCAAAAAGTATGTGATTCGCTGTGAACCAGGGAAGCGGGTATGTTTTCGCCGAGAGAGGATTGGCGAGACACATTACACAATGGGTGCCGAAGCTTGTAATCCTCACGGACCGATGGGTGTACATGAACGTCCAGTGAAGGAAAGTTCAAAGGTCTATATTCTTAAACATCTCGCATATCTAGGGTTGCCGTTCATCACTAATAAAATGATCAAACGATATGAGCGAACTGAAGAGATGCGCAGTAGTGGTATTGCGATTCACTACACTAACAACGTTGAGACTATCCGTGCCGATTACATGAACAGGCTTGAAAACTCGGTAGAGCTCTAGAACTCCGGCTTCCCAACGAACATATCTTGAACTGCGTGCACAACTGGCTCAGCCGCTGCCTGGACACCATCCGAACCACCTAATGCATAGACGATTCCGCCTGCGAGCGTCCCCGCTCCGGCCGCAATTTTCGCCCCGTCGGCAAAGACCGTCTTCTCACTCTTGGCTTGGCGGTCCAGAACATAGAGAATGACGGAAATCACCACAACTGCTCCGACAATCATGGCATAATAGTAGAGCTCCTCCATTTGTCTCGCATTCATCATTTTCATTATAAAAGTTGAACGAGCTCACATGTTCAGCGACACCTCCGACGACGGCTGCAGCTCAACCTCATCCTCGTCCTCTGTCTCTGACTCAAAGTCATCTGCGCCAAGCGTGATCTCATCGCCGAGCGAGATTGTAGGCTGTTCATCCTCCTCTTCCTCTTCCTCCTCAAACTTCACTGCTGGTGCAGGCGCAGGAGCGGGCGCGGGTTCAGGTTCAGGCTCGGGCACAACGGGTGTCTCACTTACCGGGATGTCTTTGCCATGGAAGTAGGCCTTGCTAATATCCTTCCACGGGATGAAGCTATCAATCACCTCATTCAGGGCGGCACCAATCATGGTCTCAATCTCACGACGGTTGCGAGCCTGCTGCTCGGCTGCGACGCCCACTGTCTTGAAGAGGTATGCATTGCTCCAGCACGCACGGGCGCTCTGCTTGTAGAACGCATGGATGAAGGTCTCCACAGACGGGCGAGTAAAGGGAATCTCCACCGTAGACGTGTCCACCTTCTGGAGGCTGGCAAACGCACGGATGTAGCTGACAAACACACCCAGCAGGAGGTCCTCAATGTAGTCGCACTTGGACGCAACGGAGATGCGCTCCACCTCCTTCTTCAGCGTCTCCGTCGACCACTTCGGAATCTGGGTCAGAAGGTTCTGGAACGTGCGCAGAATCTGGTCGGGCTGGTTATTACGCTCAGCCGCCTTCTTTGCATTGTCGTAGATGCTCCAGAGACCATCCGCAACGTGTGGGATAACTGTGCGCGCCAAGTTTTCGCGCAGGGTCTGCTTGACAAAATCCGTACTCATTTGTTTACAGACGGGGAGTGTTCTTTGACTAAACCGACGCGAATGCCAAAGTTTGTCTTGATTCTGATGATTCGCAATGAGTCGGGCATCCTTGAGAGGTGCTTGAAGGCCGTGGAGAACGTGGTCGACGCATACTGTATCTTAGACACTGGGTCAACAGACAACACCTGCGACATTGCGACCAAGTTCCTTGAGACGCATGAAGGGTGTCTGACTGTTGAGCCATGGAAGGACTTTGGGTACAATCGTTCGGTTAGCTTCACTCGGGCACATGCGTACTTGAAGGACAATGGATGGGACCTGAGGGATACATACGGCCTCCTGCTAGACGCAGATATGGTGTTTGTCCCAGGCGCGTTGAAGCAGCAGACTCTCGGTGAGACTGGATACACGATGGTCCAGTGTGCAGGGTCGCTCGAATATCCGAACACGCGACTCGTGCGGATGGATTTCCCATGGAGGTGTGTTGGCGTAACCCATGAGTATTGGGCAGGCGAGACGAAGCCGCTGCCCAAGAACGTCTGTTACATTGACGACCGCAATGACGGCGGGTGCAAGTCGGACAAGTTTATTCGCGATGCTGTGCTCTTAGAGCGAGGACTGAAGGAGGAGCCAACGAACGGGCGCTACATGTTCTACCTCGCACAGACGTACAACTGTCTTAGGCGATGGAAGGAGTCTGCTGAGATGTACAAGAAGCGAATTCAGACAGGAGGATGGGAGGAGGAGCTATGGTACAGTCACTACATGATCGGGAAGTGCTACCTCGAGCTCAACGACATCCCAAAGTTCGAGATGTGGATGCAGCGAGCAATCGCCAGGCGGCCCACACGCGCTGAGCCATACTACATTCTTGCCAAGTACTTCCGAGAGCACAGCCAGCACTACAAAGCCTATCAGTATGTCCTGGACGGCAAGAAGGTCCCGCCATCGTCCGATTCGCTCTTCATTGAGACAGATGTCTACAAGTTCATGTTTGACTACGAGGCTAGCATTCTAGAGTTCTATGTCTGTCCGGATAGGAAGGTTGGTCTGCGTACGTCTATCAACTACATGCTGCGAACTGGCGTTTACCAGCAGAACCTCCTCTTCAACTTCCAGTTCTATGCACAACCGATTCAGTCAACGCAGACGAACCTTGGTGACAAGCTGCCTCGTCCATTTGGGCCAGACTTCAAACCATCCGCGATCTCGGTAGACAAGTATCCGCTGGCAAACGTGCGGTATGTCAACTATTGGATGGATGGTGGAGACTACAAGGTGCCTACCAATAGCCCAGTGATGACTGAGAACGCCTACATCAACTTGGAGACAATGGAGGTGATTGCAAAGATGGACGCATCCACTGTCGGACTCCCTGTTCATCCAGTCAATGTGCGTGGTCTCGAGGACATCCGCCTCTATCGTAACGGGTCTGACCTGTGCTTCACTGCGACGACACAGGAGTATTCGCCAGAGATGGTCCGTGTTCTCCAAGGCAAGTATGGAACGGATGGTACTTATTCAGACTGTAGAATTCTCGGATCTCCGCATGGAAGGACTTGTGAGAAGAACTGGCTTCCTGTCAATGGAACCGATATCATGATCTATGACTGGTGCCCGCTTCAGACAGTGGATCGCGCAATCACAATCTCTCATACGACCCCAACCCCTCCACTCTTCTCACTGTTCCGCGGCTCAGCTCCTCCTATGATGGTAGGCAATCGCTTCTGGACACTTGTTCACGTGGCAGAATACAGTAAGCCACGCAAGTACTATCACTTTTTCGTGGAGACACATTCAACACATACCCCACTTAGGGTCACGTTGCCATTTGTGTTCCGCTCTCCGTCCGTTGAATACTGCGTTTCCACACATATGAACGACACGACAATCACTTGCTACGTCTCGTTTATGGATGCGAATCCAGCCAGGGTTGACATTCCGATTTATGAATTGGAGTGGATGAATGTCTAATCAAGATGCGCAACCACTGTGCGCATTAGGTTCGAATAGGAAGGGCGCTGAAATGCCAGCTTGTTCTTGAAGAAATGAAGTGGAATCCTAGAACACCAATAACGGTCGATGCACCCATTAGCATCTGCACCACCCGAATCAATCATACGGTCAAGACCCTCCTTCGCGATCCGATACACATCGGATGACGTGGGCTTATGAAGGAAATAGGCAGATGATGTTGTACAGTCTTGCCTGCTGATAGAGAGGAGGTCATCGACAGGTTCGCGGTTTCCGATACGACTGATGGCAAGAAAACATAGTGAATATTCATAGTCTCGTTTGAAAAACTCCGACACGGATGTCTGAACCCGCACAATGTCGTCCGTAAACACGATGTCGTCCTCCAAAATCAAACATGTCTTGTGATCACTTGCGTTGAAGTGCTCCATCACGTCCGTATGGTTCTTGGTCGCACCTGCGTACGGCGGAAGTCCGTCCTTCTGGGCCTTGTAGTGGTAAACTTTATGCAGGGGCGCTGCAACCCTCGTAAGGGAGCACAACGTTTCATAGTATCTGTCCACTCGCTCCTCGAGGTTGAGAATGTAGATGATATCCACAGAATCCCAGCAGGGATGTGACTCAACAACAGTGTGATTTACTTGGTTGAATAGGGAGACGTGGCGATACATCTTGCGAGTTGCGGGAAGGGCCCTGTGCCAGTCGGGGTAGGTACCATACACAATCACAACTTCATCCTCGGCAGGTTCGCGGTCAGGGTCAAAACTGGCCACCACCTTGCCTAACATGTGTAGCAGATAGTTGGAGTTGAAGATGTTGTGTGGGATAATGTCTGAAAACTCAAAGGCCCCCATCCAGAACTGTGCCTTAGCGAGATCGCGGCAGTGGAGGTTCGCACGATAGATAGAATCATAGGTCAGTGGACGATTGCCATATGGAATTGATAGTGGGTTCATTGAATCAGTCAACCGTTTCAAGATAGCAAACTGGTCCTCTCCCTGTAATCTGTGAATTGAGTTCACAATATCATCCATGTAGGGAAACTTGGCCGTGCCATCCCATATCACGTTGCCCACAAAGTCAGTGTTCGAGTCGCGCGGCCTCTCAATCCACTCTGCATGTTCAAGATGGAATGCAATAAGGCATGTGTGGACTAAGATATCGGGCTTGATGATTGGGTATACCTTCTCAACCAACTCTACCTCGTCATGTCCATAGAATACCGTGCGCTCCAGGTTAATGTCCAACTCGGGAATGCAGCGTTTCCATCCAAACGTACCAGCCATAATCCGCGAGGTGTGCCACATATGGTCACGGATTACATGGTATGTCTTGGAGGACTTGAGGAACTCGTCAATACACCAGCGGTCACGCGCATCAATGCGTGAATCCGTATCACGGACAAATCCCACATCACGAGTCCGAAGCGGGATAAACCGATAAAGCGTGTTGATGTTTCCCTCCACACCCGTCTCAACTACCTCTACACCTTCAGGAATCGTCCAACTTGGGTCACAGACACCCTTGTAGACGATAATTGAAAAGGTTGGGTAATGTTCTTTGATGAGTTGGATGTTCTCAAGAAGACCTGTATAGTAGTTCGGCTCTGTCCCGTAGAGACAGAAGGAGAACACCCCCATTATGTATACAAATGCTTGTAAGATTCGTTAATTGGCCGCGAAGTGTCCTGTAAGATGTGCTTGGCAAGCTCAGGTGTGATAGTCAGGGGCAGTGTGATGGCCTTGTAGAACACATATCCCTTGGCCGTCTTCTCATCGGCGATGCGCAGGAGGTTGATGCGCGTGACCAGCGTCTCCACAGTCCTGATGAGGGTACGGACACCTTCCTCCTCGTTGGAGTACTCGGCAATCAGATACTTGATGGCCTCGGGTGACAGGGACAGCTGGTCCTTGAGCTGGATGTGGTCCAGAATCTGCGGCCAGACATACTGGTTCACGATGCTTGCCTTCTCAGCTGCCGTGTAGCCCGAGCAGTTGATGACCTGCATACGGTCCTTCAGAACAGGGTGAATCTTGGACTCGTCATTGAAGGAGAATACGAAGAGGCACTGGCTCAGGTCAAAGTCAACTCCAGAGAAGTAACGGTCGTGGAAGCACGAGTTCTGGGAGCGGTCCGTCAAGTGGATGAGCATGCTTGTGATTTCATCGCCATGTGCTGTAGTGGAGATCTTGTCCACCTCGTCAAAGTAGAGCACTGGGTTCATGCAGCGGGCAGTCATCAGGGCGTCTGCGATACGACCCCAGGTTGAGCCCTCGTAGGTGTACGAGTGACCCACGAAGTTGGAGGCATCGGATGCGCCGCCCAGAGAGAAGAACTCAAAGGGACGCTTGAGAGCCTTGGCGACACCGTGACGGGCGAAGGAGGTCTTCCCTACACCCATCGGTCCCTTCAGCGCAATGACATTGCCGATGGAGGTCGGGTTGGAAATCCACTGAGCCAGAATCTGCATAATCTGTGTCTTAGCAGATGTCATGCCATAGACTGCCTTGTCCATGATCTCGGTTGACTCGGAGAGGAACTTTGAGCAGGACTCGGGTCCGTCCTTGATGGTGACAGGCAGAGGAACGACCTTACCGAACGGGACGCGGAGGAAGGACTCCACCCATGAGCGCAGCTTGTATCCCTCGCCCTCCATGGACATCTCGGACAGGATGTCAATCTTCTTGATGACCGACGCCTTGACTGAGTCGGCAATCTCAAGGTCCAGTACACGGAACTTGAAGGGGACATCACCCTCGTCCACCAAACCTGCGAGGCGCGCCATCTTCTCATTGAGACGGCGCCGCTCACTCTTGGGTAGGTCATCGTAGTACTCCTCCTCGTCGTCGTTGAGCTCCATCGCAGGGACCAGCGACTCCTTCTCCTTACGCTCACGACGCTTGCGTCCAACCTTGCTCTGTGGCACATACTTGGACATCAGGTGATTCATGAAGTCCGCATGGCTCTTGCGGCGCTTGTCCATCATCTCCACCTCAGACTCCTCGGACTCGTCATCCGACTCTTCCTCTTCTTCCTCTGACTCTTCTTCGGAGTCCTCCATCACAATCTTGGTAGAGTCGCTGACGGCAGTGTGGATGTGAAGCTTGACAGAAATCTTGGCCCCCTTCGGCAGGACGATGGACTGTCCCTGCTCCTCCTCGCTCTCCTCTTCCATCTCATCATCTTCCTCCTCATCTTCGTCTACAAGTGTGCAGTCCTCGGATGGTTCCTCTTCAGAGGGCGGGACGTAGTCGTCGTCCTCCGACTCTGAATCGGGTTCGTTCAAGGTCTCATCCTTGACCCACGTTGTTGTCCTAGATCCACGCTTACGAAGATTGTACCTGCTTGGCATCTTGCTGCCTCTCAAGAGAAAACTAATTTCCAATCCGTTTTTATCGCCTGTTAAACAATGAGTGACGCCGAAGCTATCGGCACTATCGCTGAGCAGCAGCTCGAGAAGCTGGAGACCAAAGAGGCCAGTCAGCCCGACACAAAGAAGGCGCTTGACATTGTTGAGAAGTTCCTGCGGTCAAATCCGGTCATGTGCTACGGCGGCACAGCCATCAACAATCTACTGAAGCCCGAGCACCAGTTCTACGACTTTACTCGGGAGGTGCCTGACTATGACTTCTATTCCAAGACCCCGCAGCAAGATGCGATGAAGATTGCGGACACCCTGGAGGCGGCGGGCATTCCGTTCGTTCAGGTGAAGCCCGGTATCCATCTTGGCACCTTCAAGGTCTTTGCTGACTTCAATGGTGTGGCCGACATCACGCACATGGATGAGGAGCTGTTTGACCGCCTGTGGAAGGAGGACTATGTGCGCGACAAGATTCACTATGTGCCCCCGAACTTCCTGCGAATGTCCATGTACCTTGAGCTGTCCCGTCCCGAGGGCGATGTGTCGCGTTGGAACAAGGTGTATGCCCGCCTGATGTTCCTGAATGATGAGTACCCGATGGTCTGCAAGACGCCTGTGACGGAGCCTGAGCCGCTGTCGGAACAGAAGAAGAAGGCTGCCCTTGCACTTCTCCGCAAGGAGGATCTGATCCTACTTGGCTTCAATGCGTCAGAGCGCCATGACCGCCACACCAAGTGGTATACTCCGGTGACGATGTTGGCCACGGCCGAGACGATTACCCGACTGACCAAGGGTGAGAAGACGACGAAGACTGAGGGAACCGAGATCTTGCCTGCGCGGACAGATGTCATTGAGTCAGATGGCTCGGTGGTGTTCCGCTTCTATGAGACGCAAGCCTGCCACAGCTACCACACGACATCGGACAAGATCAAGGTTGCGTCTATCCCGACGATTCTTCAGTTCTTCTTTGCATATGTCTATTCGGGCATTGACGATGAGGAGGTTACGCAGATTCTGTGCGTAGCCCAGCGCCTCATGGAAATTGCTCACCATGAGACGAAGCGTCGCCACCAACTCTTGACGCCGACGGACTGCATCGGACATCAGGAATCGTTGAAGGATATGTTGCGTGAGAAGACAGACTTGTATGACAAGCTTGGAAAGAAGAAGGACTCACCACAGTTCTTGCAGTACTTCTTTACGTATGTTCCGAAGACAGATAAGGCAAAGCGCAAGACGATCAGGAAGAAACTCAAACAAATCTAGTGATGTTGTTGGCTTGATAGACTGGTTGACCACCTGAGCAGTCACACTCCTTTGCACCACGCAGGAACTCTTGGACGAAGTTGTTTCCGTTCGGCATGTGGTTCTGATATGCGTTACGTCCTGTCCATGCCGGAATGATGGACGTAGCGACTGCGTTATTCGTCGCAAACATCAAACTCCTACGTATATCGGTCGTAACATCAGATGCACTGATAATGCGTGCACCGACGCCCCTGTTTCCGTTACCTGAGACATCGACTCCGCGTTGGCCACCAGCGCTCATTTACTGATTAGGTAGAATTTAAACGTCCCGTATACCACGTCATGTCATAATATGGAGGCATCGCAGGCATGGCCGATGAAACGCTAGGCTGTACCCCCGCAATCTTCTCGATTTCGGCAGCAGTCAATGACCTAGAATAATAGGTGAGCTCGGAAATCAGACCATCCCACCCTGTTGTATTGTCTCCAATGACAACCGGCTTATCGTTCTGCTTAGGCAGCTGTGTCAGGGTGTGGTGCTGAGCCAAGGTACCGTTGATGTAGACATCCACATTGTACTGGTTCACCACGATGGCCACGTGGATCCACTTGTGAGCTGTGATATTGGAGATGAGGATGCTCTCCATCGCCCCGAAGGTTCCAATCGTCACCAGGAAAGAGTTGGAGGTGGAGTCGAGGTAGAGTCCCGGACAGTCGCCCTTCGTGAAGAGCGTTCGCCTCTGACCATAATTGTAAGTAAAGTCCTCAACCGAGAACCAACCCGAGTAGCTAAAGACAGCTCCTTCTGGTTGGTTAAAGGACCTCACAATCTGAGCATCTGAAGTGTACTGGGTCTTACCACTACGACTCGAGGACAGAATCACAATCTTCGTTGGGTCTATCTTCTCCTGTAACATCCAATAGGCAATCCCGATTAACACAATCACTACGGCGATTGCAACCCAAGCCTGCATTGTTCATAGGATATATTTTCAACTGGCTTGTCCTGGCACCGCATTTGGCACAGCATCCACTGGAGGTGAGAATAGCTTTTCAAAGAACACTGGCTCAGGTCCATTTTCTTTGGTCTCCTGTACCGGAGACTCGGCAGTGACGGAGAGCTGTGATAGCAAATAGACAGCGATAAATGCAAGCGTAACACGTAGCCAAATCTCCATTGTTCATTAACTAGAAACAAACCCCCTAGGTCCAAGTCTAAACTTGGCAGTTGCAACCGGTTGGTCTTTTCGTGGAATCACTTGACCACTGGGCGTCCAGACGGCGCGCAGCATGTCTTCAGAAGTGATGAGTCTCTGTCTCTCTATTGCATTAGCAGGCAGAACACGGTCACCCATGTCGTAAATATAGTGAATACGAGATGGGTCAGATGTGTATTCTGTTTTGAGATATCCTGTCTTCGAGAGCTTGATTGCCCAGTCAAAATCTTCACCCTGTATGGCATCACTAAACGGAACGCATTTGGCAACATCTGTCAATAGAACATTCAAGTGATTTGGAGGGCGAAGGAACACGTCACCTTCCGCCATCATTGAGTCCAGCTTTGTCACAAGGCTATGTGTGAATGTATATTGTGCAATCGTTCCTCGGAGACGGCACACGTCAAGGTTTTGCGCAATACACGCTGCAGCATCCTCAAAGTATGGCTCCAGCACTCGGTCATCGTCGTCAATAAATGAGACGTATTTGCCCTTTGCACCCTGGAGCAAGGCTTGGCGTTTAGCCCCAATCGACAGCTCGCGGTTGTCAAAGTAGACATTGATATCGATACGAAGATGAGGGCAAATCTTCCGTCTTTGCTCGTGAATCGACGCAATCAGTGCCTGGAGCTTCACTTCGCGTCCAGGAATCGTGGGAATCAGGATTGACCAATCAAATGCATAGGTCTTGCGAGAAATGTAGGTATGAAGATCCGTAGACCACCAGCGTTGGTTCGCATTGTATAACGTATCATGCGCTTTATATCCAAGTCCAGGGTGCTCATGACGTATGATACAGTATGGGTTGTACAGGCACTTGTCCTTCAACGCACCCTTACATAGGTCGGTGAACTCCGTATCACAGTAAAAGCTCTTGTAGGACGGATGGTAGATGTATCCAAAAGACTCGTACATCTTGCGGCCCATGATAGACAGCGTATTCAGATTGTCCTTCTGGTAGCCATCATTAAACCAGAGGATACCATCCGTATCTGGGAACCCCGCCTGCATCTGTGTGCGAATCACATCGTCATATCCCTTGATTTGCGGTACCATGTCATCTGACACAAGCATGACGATATCCCAAGGCCAGTCCACTGCCGCAATATCAGCATTACACGCTTCAATCTTGGACTTGCTCTGTCCATAGAACACTCTCTGCCACGCAAAGTGCTGGAGAGATGTCTTGTGCATCTCATCCTTCACAAGCCCACGAGTCATACTTTCGTCGTCCTCGTCGCATGATACAGCGACCCCGATCATGTCGGGGCGATTCGCCAGTTGGTAGTATTTTCTCAAAACACTCATCGCCTCCATCGGTCTCGACCGGGTCGGAAACTTCAACAAAATCCGCATATGATTCTTCGTTAGATGTGTTTAACTGGAAGTTCCCGTAGCACCTGTGGGTCCTGTGGGTCCTGTGGCTCCCGTAGACGAGAGGTCAAGAGTAGGAAGCATGTTTGCGCACTGACCAAGGAACGTGGTCGCATTCACGTCCTTGCCCGTGTTGTCCTTGACACTTACAGTGTATCCAAAGATGCTCCAGCTTCCAAGAGTGCTCTTGTCAGTAGACGGCCCGCTGACCAGGCTTGAGCAGTTCGTGCCAGCCGAGTAAAAGTTGCGGGCATCTGAGGGAGTGATCATACTCTTGTAGCTGTGGACGTTGCAGAGGAACCCAGAGAAGCCACCATTCGCGCCCGCAATCACATCGCCCACAGCCGCCTTTGGAACACCGGGCAGGACGCACGACTTCACCAGGTTTCCGTTGATGAAGATATCCACGTTGCGCTGGAACACTGTCACGGAGACCGCAAACCATGTCTGGAGGGGCACATTCTCCACCGAGCAGGTGAACGTGTCCCCGTTTGTAGAGGTGTTGGTAGCCGATGTGCCAGCTGGGTAAATGCTGACAGTCACGTTCAGGCTATTGTCTGTCGGGTGGAGACTGATGCGCGGGTTCATCGTAGAGTGGTTAGATGGGTCTGTGCGGATGAGCACCTCCTTGTCCTTGCCAAACTTGTAGTCCCAATCCTGAATGAACATCCAGAACTGCATACCGTACTCCCCTCCAGCCGTAGACTGCATGCTTGCGGCTGGGATGACTGCCCCCTTCTTACCGTCAATCGGGAGAGGGGCGGCATCGGCACTCAAAAGCTTGCCGCTAGACACGGTGCGAACGGCTGCGATGATGAGGATCAGCAGCACAAGTCCAATCACAAGGCCCATCACAATCGAAAAGATGCTGGACGTCTTTGGAGGGGCTGCTGATACCTGAAGAAACTGTGGGGGCGCTGGAGTGGATGAAAACCAGCTCATTTACTTGTTTACAAGGTATCTTTCTTTCTAGAGGTAATGGAAAAACGGACTCTTCCCCCACTACGAATACAACCAGTAATGTACTGCAACAATTGCGGTGAAAAAGGTCATGTCTTTAGAAGCTGTAAGGACCCTGTGCTGTCTTGTGGACTAGTGCTCGTAGACAAGCCTTCGTTGCCCTCTCCACATGCGCCTAACATCCTGATGATTCGCAGGAAGGACAGCATGAGCTTTGCTGAGTTCATGCGTGGCAAATATGACCCAGAAGACACGGACTATGTTGGCGTGTTGGTTCAAAACATGACATCACAAGAGCAAGCCTCCATCGTGTTGGAGACGTTTGACACGCTCTGGCGCAGGATGTGGGGCGATGACCACACGTCCTCCGAGTATGCGATGTCTAAGGACAAGTTCAACCAGCTGTCACGGACTGAACTTGTGATGCGGTTTCCATCTACCTATCAGGAGCCTGAGTGGGGCTTCCCAAAGGGACGGAGGATTCGTGCTGAGACGGACTTGGAATGCGCAGTGCGTGAATTTGGAGAGGAGACCAACATTCCCAGAGAGTCGTATGTCATCCTCAAGAACATCACGCTTGAGGAGACCTTCACGGGTCTGAACGGCATTCTCTACCGTCATGTCTACTTCGTAGCGTTGCTGGCTCACCCAGAGATGATCAACCTTGGACAGAAGTTCACCTATATGCAGAAGCGTGAAATCTCTGGCATCGGATGGAAGAACTTTGGCGACTGTCGCGCGTATATTCGGCCACACCATATTAGCCGCTCAAGCATGGTCGATTCTCTTGAGAACATCGTTTCAACCTATGAATCAGAATAAATCTCGCGTTTAAATAAAAATGTCTGACCGTCTTGCTGAAATCGCCCGTAAGGTGTCCCGTCGTATCTCCCGCCGCAACAAGTCCGGCTGCACCAAGATCAAGCGTTCGGCCGTGTGCAAGCGCACGGAGGGCTGCTCGTATGCGTCTGGTACCAAGCGTCGTTTTTGCCGTAAGGCTAAGAACACTCGCCGGGTTGGAGGCCGAGCATATTAAGTAACGCAGTGTTCACACCAAAGATATAGTGTAGAATCTCGCCCAACACAAACCAGAAGACTAAGTACTCAAGAAACGTCCCACCACCTACCCACCAGGAACAAATCCAGGCGGCGATGATGGTTAACCCCGTGTCTACAACAGCCAGACCCATGAACCGATACGAATGTGCGCCTGTGCCAGGTGCGCCAAAGATGTTCTTATACGGACAACTCATTGTCCTCACACGCGAAACTTTGCGAGGTAGATCGTCATACAGTAGGCCACCACGGACATGATGAAGACCCACCACCAGACAGGGAAGACGGTGGCCTCCTTCTCAGTCGCCCCAAACGGCCGGATGCGACCCTCACGACCAAATGCCACAGTCGGCTTAATGTAGAGGAAGGCAGCCATGAGGAATAAGAAGATAGAGACCATCCAAATGCGATGGTTTTTGCGCGTAACTACTTCCATTACTTACGGTAGCGATAAACATCTGGAAATAAACCGCCTCAAGAGACAATGTACGTGCTCCCAAACCGAAAGGCGTTTGCGGACTTTATTACCCGAACCTTTTTGAAATACCGCAAAGAAGGTCGGGGCGACGCAGAGGACAAGGACGAGGACCTGTGCATTAAGGGCACCAACACGATGGAGCTTCTCCACTATCAGAAGCTCATTCGTGATTACATGCTGATTGAGACACCCTACCGTGGCATCCTGCTCTACCACGGTCTGGGCTCAGGTAAGACATGTTCATCCATCGCGGTTGCGGTGTCCTTCATTGAGACCCAGCGGAAGTTCATTGTCATGACCCCTGCGTCTCTAAAGGCCAACTATGTCAGTGAGCTGCGTGTCTGCGGCTCTCCCGTCTATGCGTTTGAGAACCACTGGCGCCTGCGTCAACTGTCCGATGAGTCTAGGGTTGAAGCGAAGGCCCTTGGAATCTCAGATGGGTTCCTTGACCGCAACGGTCGCTTCTTCTCAACCGTTCACGGTGAGACTCCGAACTTTGAGAACTTGCCCAAGACTGAGCAGGACATCGTGAATGCCCAGATTGAAGATGTGCTCAACCAAAAGTTCAGCTTCATCAACTACAACGGTCTGACTCGCGCGTCTGTGAAGGAACTGGTCCCCGAGGATGGCCCGAACCCGTTTGAGGACACGGTGGTGATTGTGGATGAGGTCCACAACTTCATCTCGCGTATCGCGGACAAGGACGGTGTTGTTTCTCCACTCTATCAGGCGCTGTACCGCGCAAAGAAGTGTAAGATTGTAGCGTTGTCAGGAACACCTGTCATCAATCGCCCGAACGAGATTGCCTACCTGATGAACATGCTGCGAGGACCGATTGAGCAGATCACCATCCCTATGAAGCGCATTGAAGCGTGGGACGAGGACCGCATGACCGCCGCTCTTCGCCAGCAGCCTGAGGTGGATACGATTGAGTACAGTGCAGTGAAGAAGACGATTATGATTACCCGCAACCCTCCCAACTTCCGGTCCATCTACAATGAGAAGGGCGACCGTATTGCCGTGCAGTACAAGGCCGACATGAAGTGGGTGGCCATTGCGACGGACTGGATTGAGGGGTGGAAGACCAAGTTTGAAGCCGAGCTGGGTGGAGCCGAGATTGCGATGGAAGGTGTGAAGGTGGACGAGTTTGAGTGCCTTCCTAGCAAGTATGGTGAGTTCGCCACCATGTTCCTAGATGGACTGAACATCAAGAACCCATTGATGTTCCAGCGCCGTATCCAAGGGTTAGTCTCCTACTTCAAGGGCGCAGATGAGCGCATGCTTCCTAGGCGTGTAGAGGATGACAAGATGCTAGAGAAGATCCCCATGTCCAGTGAGCAGTTCTCACAGTACCTGGAGTCGCGTTGGGAGGAGCTGAAGATGAGCAAGCAGGCGTCCAAGTCTATGGACGAGAACCTGGGTGCCTACCGCGTGCTGTCCCGCTTGGCCTGTAACTATGCAGTGCCTTCTGACCTGCGGAAGGAGGTGGTCATTACAGGAGATGAGACGGAGGACAAGCCCGTGGACAAGTCGGACATCCTTGCGAAGTTGGCGGGCAACCCGAACAAGTACCTCTCTGAGAAGGCACTGGAGACACTGAGTCCCAAGTTCCTCAAGGTACTGCGCAACATCAAGGCTGATTTGGAGGGTGACAAGCGGCCTAACCAGTTCGTCTACTCGCAGTATCGTGAGCTGGAAGGTCTCGGTGTCTTCTCTGCCATCTTGGATGCGCACGGGTGGCAGCCGTACAAGATCACGAAGCGCAATGGTCAGTGGGTAGAAGAAGATGAGATGGACCCAGACAAGCCTGCGTACACCTTCTTCACGGGCGTGGAGTCAGTGGAGTTCCGTGACTTTACCCGTCAGGTCTTCAATGACAAGTTTGAGGCCAACTTCCCTGCCTCTCTCAAGGCAAGCGTGGAAGCCCGTGGCAAGAAGATGTTGTGTCTTCTGATGGCCTCGTCCAGTGGTGCAGAGGGTATCACTCTTCGCAACGTTCGTCACGTCCATATCTTGGAGCCGCACTGGACTCCTGCGCGCCACGATCAGGTTATTGGACGCGCGATTCGTATTTGCTCTCACGCAACGCTCCCCATGGAGGAGAGGACGGTGCGTATTAGCTTTTACTTGAGTGTGTTTACGAAGGAGCAGATCAAGAGCAACGACTTCCCGAACATCACGCCGATTCGCCGTTCGGACACGGCCCTGAAGCGGTATGAGGGCGATGCGCCTGTGGAGACGTTCATGTCGTCCGATGAGTACCTGTATGAGATTTCATATGAGAAGGACCAGGTTAGTCAGAAGATTGGCAGGTTGCTCAAGCAGGCGGCCGTGGACTGCGAAATCCACCGCAAGCTCCATAGTCGTGAGAAGCCCGCACTCGTGTGCATGCGCTTTGACAGCAAGGTTCAGGGCGAGGACCTTGCCTTCAAGACATCCATCAAATCCGAGGAGACGGATGAGACCTACCTTCGTAACATGGAGCGCAAGCAGCGGCTCATCCAGAAGGTTCTGATTAAGGGTATCCTGTTCATCATTGACCCCAAGACCAAGGAGGTGTTTGATGGGATTGCCTATGAGGATTCCCATCGTTTGATTCGCGTTGGTCTCAAGACATCGGAGACTCAGATTCGCTGGACCTTGCCGGGTATCCCGACTTACGCATGAAGGTCCTCGAGCCAGCCATCGCAGACACTCGACCAGCTCTTGAATGCAAAGTTCTTGATTGCCGCACGCTTCATCGGGAGCGTCTTCACTGTCTCAATCATCGCGTCAGCAATGTCGTCGACTCGGAAGGTCGGTGCCGAGTGTCCGAGAGGCATCGCAGCGGAAAAGTAGACGGTCTCGGACTGAGGGATGAAGGTAGCCACATCCTTGGACAGGAACGTGCGGTAACTGCCCACATCCGTCACAACCTGAGGCGCGCCCGTGTACAGGTGCTCAAGCTGGCACAGGCCATATCCCTCACCATCGCTGGTATTGATGCCAATATCAGTCATGTTGTAGATCTCGTTAACCTGATCATCCGACAGGCTGTTCGGTGTCGTTGTATCAATCAGAAGCATCCGCTTGGAGAAGTTCTCAAATGGAAGATCCTTCTTCGCGAGTTCAGCAGCAAAGATACGCTGGACATCGTAGTACGCGCCATGTTGCGGGTTGAGCGACGTCAGGAACATCAGGTAATACGGCGTGGTGGGATCACGCTTGAGCATCTCCACGAATGCCATCACTGTCAGATCAAGGCGCTTGCGTGAGCTGTTACGGTTGGCGTTGAGGAACAGGATCGCATCCTCAGAGATCTTGACATTCCTGCGCACAGCGAGACGAGCCTGAGGGGGCAGGCATGTGAACGTGTTTGGGTCCACAGCATGCTCCATGATGCGGGGCTCAAGAGCACCAGGGTACTTGGAATACTCGTTCGCCCACATGGACGTGAAGCAATACACGCGGCTCGCTGCCTTATTGATGGACTCCATCAACGGAGGAGCAATGTCCGTATACACCTGGTCAACATAGAACCAGAGCTTGAATGATGCCTTCTCCTTGTCATACTTGAGTGCCTCAGTGAAGCGGTGAATGATTAGTGGGTCATTGTAGATCATCACAACGTCGGGCTGAACCATATCAACGTACTCTGCAATCTTGTTGAACCCGAATCCTTCTTGCTTCGGGTCCTCGTTCGCAGCTGCGTCATAGACCACAATACCTTCGGGAACCTTACGAGTCGTCGTCGGCTTGTCCGCAGGTGCCGGCAGACGCTGGAACCCAAAGTGGAAAGTCTTGACTCGTGGTGCGAGGGATGCCGCCTGCTTCAGGAGGTTGTATGAGACCTTGGAGTACCCCGTCATCTGGTCAATGTGCGTAGACACAAGAACGAATCGCATTTGTGTAGATTCTCTCAGGTGTCTATAAATAGGATGCAGGTCAACAACGCACAAGATTATACACGTCAGTTGAAGAATCGTGTCATTGCAAAGCAGTACATCCAGTCTCCCGCACCCGTATTCCGTGAGTACAACTCCGTATACATCGCAGTGAAGTCCAATGCTGCGAACCAGGTGGTCCGCCAAATCTCGGCACCTACACGTTATGTCGACAACCTTACATCATTCCGTCCAGACGTGACTGGACAAAAGACATCGGACTGTTGTATTACGACAACGGCGGTCTAAACAATCCTAGGTTGTAGATACAAATGCCAGGCGCATTAATGCAGTTGGTGGCCGTTGGGGCTCAGAATGAGCTCGTCAACGGAAGTCCATCCATGACCCACTTTCGCTCTGTCTTCCGCCGCCATACGAACTTTGCCATGGAGCATATTCGTATGACGTTTTCGTCCTCCAATCTTCAGTTTGACAATTTCGGAACACGCACTCTCTCATGTCGCATCGACCGGTATGCAAACGTCCTCCATGACTGCTATCTGAACATAACTCTGCCTGACATCTGGTCGCCGATGGTGGCGATTCCAGCTGGAAGTTCCCCGCCGACTGGATACTCAACGCCATGCACGGCTATTGGGTACGAGTTCCAATGGATTCCGAACATCGGGTACAATATGATTGACCACATTGAACTCGTGATGAATGGAACCGTCATCCAGCGCCTCAATGGTGAGTGGCTCAAGATGTACTCGTACTTCACACATGACCAGAACAAGCGCCAGATTGTGGATCAGATGGTGGGTAACGTGACAGAGATGTATGACCCAGGACACGCGTATGACCGTAACGGTCAGTATCCTCATGCGATTACCTACCCGAACCCAGTCTATGATGCGAATCAGAAGATTATCCTTCCTGGGTCCACCATCCCCGAGCCGTCTATTCGTGCGAGGCAGTTGGTTGTCCCTCTTCACTTTTGGTTCTGCGAGAATGTGGGGTCGGCGCTGCCCCTCATTTCACTCCAGAATTCGGAGGTCTACATCAATGTGGTTCTGCAGCCAATCACTCACCTCTACACAATCGTGGATGTGAATCCGTCTAGTGCAACCTACGGACAGCGCATTCGGCCTACTGGAACGTATCCGATGAACACCTTCTTGAGCCCACCGACAGTCAACGGCACGCCGTCTTCGACAATCTCTACCTTCTTCCCCGACCCATACATCGAGGCCAACTTCATCTATCTTGAGGAGATGGAGAAGAACCAGTTGGCAGCGGCCGATCAGACGTTCATGTTCAAGGAAGTCCGCTTTGTAGGCAACGAGGGGCAATTTGGTCCCAACACGGACATTGAAATTCCCATGTTCAATCTGGTCACTCGTATCGCGTTCTCTGCCATGAGGTCGGACAATATCGCAACAAACCAGTGGGATAACTACACCAACTGGCAGAATCCCAATCGTGCACCTTGGTCTGTGAATGTCAATAGCACTGGCTCACTGTATAACACAGGTCAGCTCCAGGTGACCTCTGTCTATCCCCGGAATACGATGACGAATGCCCTTCTGCTGTTTGATGGCAACGAGCGCTTTGCTACGAAGCCGATTGAGTTCTTCTCCATGCTCCAGACGTACAAGCATAGCACGGGTGCTAGCCCCGAGCAGATGCCGGGTATCTTCATGTACTCCTTCGCGCTGAACAACGACGAGTACCAACCCAGCGGCGCGGCGAACGGGAGCAAGATTAACAAGGCCATCTTGCGTCTGTCGCTTCAGCAGCCACTCCCTGCTCCTTCGCAGACGGGTGCAGGAACAACCACGGTTGTAACAGTTCTGAAGTCCACGGTCTTCAATCAGAACCCGACGGTTATCCCACCAGCATTGTGCAGTCTCTACACACCTGACCAGCTCGTTACGGTTGTCCAGAATGCGCAGGGTAACATTGTGTTTTCCTACACGTATACGTTACGAGTGTACGTGGAGTCCTACAACTTCTTGCGCATCGTGAGCGGATTGGCAAATCTCGTGTTTGCTTCTTAACAATGGCAACGCCCGAGACGGCAACTGAGCCTCGCGTATTAGAACCAACGTCAGCCTATGTGCCATCCCTCACACCTACGCAAACAGCAGCCAAGAAGACCCCAGTGGTCTCTAGTGCTGCCGTTATTCCGAAGGTAACGATGCCCGAGTACTCCTTTCCTTCTGTCACTCTCCCTGCCGATGAAATCAAGGAGTTTCGCATCACGGCCGCAGAGCTGGCGGTTGGCAAGCAGAAGATTAACGTTGTGAAGAAGCTGAAGGACGAAACAAAGTATGGTTATCTGGAGATACCCGTTACGACCATCTATAACCAGCTGAAGGAGAAGGGCCAGATCTTGGATGTGGACGAAGCCGCTAATGCTCTGAATCCTCCTGTCATCAATCTTATCTATGTCGATGAGGACGGGTTCCACAAGAAGAAGTATGGGCTCAATGAAACCATCGTGCTGGGGAAGTTGAGCCTGTGGGGACAGATTAGCCGCAAGCCTGGAGACATTGGATGGCAGGCCGCGATTGCGGCAGGCAAGATTCAGGTCGTAATCGCTCTCATTCTGGCGTGGATTCTGATGGTGATGTGGTCATACAAGATGTGGCTTCACTTCAACACGTCAGGTCTCACCTATTCCTATGCGACCAAGGCCAAGTTTGGTGATTTGGGTGTCGCCTTTGCAATTGTAGCGGCCGTGCTTGCGCCATTCCCGCCTACACGTTTCTTCATGGCGTTCTTAGCAGCTCTGGCCCCTGTGTGGTCCTTCTTCATGCAGGGGTTCTTCTGGTGGTTCGTGGACAGCCAAATCACTACAAACTTCCCAGGCGCGCCCCCTGCTGGGGATGTCCAGTCAGTGCCTTCCGCCAAGGACTTTGGCAATTCAGTGCTTTCTTTCGCAGAGAAGTTTAAGAGATGATTGACCTGAAGTGGTTATCTGTCGGGATCATCTCTGGTCTCCTGATTGCATCTGTCTTGAAACCCCCGAAGCGCATGGTCCCCTCTGTTCCCGACCCGAAGGACAGTTCCAAGGTGTACCACACACCCACAGGGTGTGTTCGTGTCTCCTCCACAGAGGTTCCATGTACCGCCGAACCAGAATCGTTCAACCTACTTGCTTCTCTCCGTAAGTAATAATGGACATCGTCAAGGCCATCCATCGTGGGGCACCGTTCTTCTCATTCTTAATCGGCATCGGCATCGCAGCCCTGCTCTTTCATCGCGAGTTTGCCGTGATCAACACACTCGCGATTCCGTTAGCCGAGATTGAGGGAAAGATTGTGCGCTCGGATGGAAAGTGCTACCGCCACCGCGTGGAAGATGCGACATGTGAAAACGTGTCTTCAGTATAAACAATATGGATAGTGACGCAACTTCTCTGGACGCTCTCCTCCCTTCGCCGCAGGGTCCTCAGTCGCAGCCTCCGATGATGCCTCTGCCGTCCACGCCTGGACCGGTGAACACGGCGATGGCTCCGTCGTTCAAGCCTTCGCTCCCCGCGATGGGCTTCATGCTCCGTAACCTGAAGCTCTACATCTGCTTCTTCCTGGCTGCGGCAATCATCTCGTTCTCCACACCGCGCAACATGATCCTTCAGTACATCCCGAGCGCCTACACCGCAGGTGGTGTTGTGTCATGGCAGGGTGCCGCGGTTCTGGGCGCAGCGGCTGTGGTCATCTCGCATTTTCTTAGCGTATTTATTTCAAGCTTTCTTGGATAGGGAGTAGTAGTGTAATGGACAGGCTTGCGTGGGTCTATCCCAACATCTGCCTGGGCGCAGGGCACATGTTGACTCCGCGCTTCGTAAACACACATGGAATCACACACGTCATCAACTGCGGATTTCCTGAACACTCACCCGAGTGGTTCCGCAGAAGGTTCTCAAGTCGATATGTCGGCATTAATGCAATTGATTCGCCAACTGTCAAGATCCTAGATTGGTATCCGATGTTTGAGGAAGCCATGCGGCAGTTCTTGCGCGTTCCTGGAAGTATGGTGTTCGTTCACTGTCAAGCTGGAATCAACCGCTCTGCGTATCTCCTCCTCTACTTTATGGTCAAAAACTTTGGGTGTAACTTCAAGACACTGCTTACAGGTGTTCGTCTCCAGCGTCCACAGATATGTCAAAATCAAGCATTTATGAAAGAGATTGAACAAGCCATCTTCACAAGCGATGGTGAGAACACCAATGGATGTGTTCAAGGTGAGAAAGATTCGTGAGACAGGGTCCACGTCCATCGGAACCTTGGATTCCGTCCACCAAGACATCGTCCAGACTCTCCGTGAGTCCAAGCTCAAGAAGGACGAGCTTGAGGAGGAGATACAAACATTGAAACCTCGGGTGGACGCACTCAAGGGTTCCAATGAGATTGCGGATGTACTACAGTGCTCCAAGTGGGAGGCCCGCATTCACGAGGTAGAGTCTGAGCTGTCCCGCCTCAACCCCGTTCAGGACTACTACATGAAGAACATGGACATCCTGATGGAGTACTACAACCGCGGTGATGGTGCAGCCACTGTTCCTGCTGCGACCCCAAAGGATGCCAACACCTTCCTCAAGTTCTTTGCTGGGGCTGCTCCTGAGGGTAGTTCACGTAAGCAGATGTTTGACGAGTATGTGGCTCGCATGAAGCTGACCAATAACCCAGAGGTCCTCCAACAGCAGACGGAGCACTGTATGGGATGTAACGTTGCGCGTGAGGAAATCAGCTCTGAGGGTATCCTGGTCTGCCCCAAGTGTGGCTCTGAGGAGTATGCACTTGTTGTCTCTGACTTCCAGTCATTCCGTGACCCACCCAAGGAGCGCAACAACTATGCGTACAAAAAGATTAACCACCTCAATGAGATCCTCAACCAGTTTCAAGCCAAGGAAAGCACCATCATCCCTGACGAGGTGATGAATGAGGTGGTGCTGGAGATCCGTAAGCGTCGCATCAACAATATTGCTGATCTGACGGAGAAGGAGATTCGTGAGATTCTGAAGAAGCTTGGGCGGTCCAAGTACTATGAGCATGCAGCCCACATCTTGTCGCGGTTGAACGGCAATCCACCACCCACCATCACGCCTGAGATTGAGGAGAAGATACGCGCCATGTTCCAGGAGATTCAGGCACCGTTTTTGCTCTATTGTCCGAACGACCGAACGAACTTCTTAAGCTACAGCTACATCCTCTACAAGTTCTTTGAGCTACTGGACTTGGACGAGTACAAGGTGTACTTTCCGCTATTGAAGTCACGAGACCGTCTGATTGCCCATGACCAAATTTGGGCAAAGATATGCGACTACCTGAAGTGGGAATTTATTCGGAGCGTGTAGACAAATGTCGTGGTTCCGCCCCAAACCTCCTAGTGCGGAAGAAAAGGCGAGACGAGCAGCAGAGGCCGCGGCTAATGCAGACAAGGTCATGGCAGAAGCAGCGGCTAAGCGAGCCGCCCAGCAAGTTGCGTATAATGCCCAGCAAGCTGCCAAACAGACAGCTCCGCCTGCTCCGCCTGCTCGGAAGGAGTCATCCCATCACTACAACATCGTAGCTGCTCATGGGACTCCTGCTGTTGGCGCACGCCGCAAGAGTCGCAAACGTAAGTCCAAAGTAATCACAATGCGCAGGAAGGATTACCTCCGCGAGCATCACCATTTGTTTAAGGTTCTCAGTCACCCGACCAAGAAGAAGCTGCTGGACGAGCTCATGGCTCAGCAGAAGGAACTGAAGGAGCGTGGACTCAAGGGCGGCAAAACTCGTCGCAACCGTAAGTAATGAGACTTACACCGCGAGAAGAAGCGGTGATGGTCTGTTATATCGCAATCTACTACAACTGTGATACACAGGAGATTGCAGATATCATCCAAAAGTATGGTTCAACTACCAGTAGGATTGTCTACAGAGGTCAAGCTAAAAAGGACACCACGATTGACAATAGGAAGCCCTTTGTGTCTACCAGTCCATCACGGGAGATGGCTGAGCAGTTTGTAGAACACGATTGGGAGGCGAATAAGAAGGTTGGGAATTTGTTCACGATACATCTTGAGAACGCCAAGTGGCTAAGCACAAGAAGTATTGAGTTTACGCTTACGGATGAAGTCAAGGAAGAACTGAGAAAGATAAACAGCAAACCGATTCAAAAAGAGAGGGACTATACCCTAGATGAGTTT